GGACACCAAGGACAAGAACTTGAAGGAGTACTCCGAGGGGGCCCAGTCGTTCAAGGAGGAGGCGTACAAGAGCAACTACGTGGTGGAGTTGATGTCGGGCATGGGCCAGGGGATGTTCCACTTCTTGTCCAGCTTCTACCACTGCGTGATGGACGACTTGAACGAGTCGTTGTCCAAGGACATCCTGTTGTCGACCGTGAGGACCAGCTTCATCCAGAAGGTGATGAAGTCCTCCGACGACTCCACCTCCATCGGCATGATGATGTTCGGGAAGAACCTGAACAAGGTCGACAAGGCGCTCAGGGCGTACATCTTCTTGTTGGACTCCTTCAACAGGTTGTCGAACATCCACATGAACTGGAAGAAGTCCGGGATGAACTTCATCATATCGGAGTTCAACTCCTTGTTCTCCATCGGCAAGAGGATGGTGTGGGCCACCATAAAGGACATCTACACGGCCAACTCGATCCCGGACTTGACGTCCCCCGAGGAGGCGGTCGTGTTCTTCAACTCCAACATCAGGAGGGCGTTCGAGCACGGCGTCTACTTGACCACCGTCAAGGTCATGATGAGGTTGGCCTCGAAGCAGTTGAAGAGGTACTACAAGATGGACGACGTGCTCGTGTCGTCGTTGTGCTCCCAGTTGAAGTGCGAGGAGAACATGCTCCCCTACCAGTTGGGCTTCTTCCCCATGGAGATGCCGGTGGAGACCATGATGTTCGGCTTGGAAGTCAACATGTTCAACACCAAGAACTCCAAGGAGTTGAACTTGTTCTACAACAACTTGTACACGGCGGAGAAGCTGACCTCGTTGTCCAAGTCCAAGAAGATGGTCCCGTTCGCCGAGGAGTCCATGGGGAAGTTCTGGTTCGAGCTGCCCTCCAGGTTGGACAAGCAGTTGCAGGACATGAAGGAGAAGTTCTTCTCCAACGTGATCCAGATGGACGTGGAGACGATCAACTTCGAGATGAACAAGAACTCGCTGAACTTCAACCTGTCCCAGAACGACATGAAGTCCTACAACCAGTTCACGATGGAGTACTTCGTCGGCATGAACAGGAAGTACGAGTTCCAGGAGACGATGGTGGTGCACTCCCTGGTCAGGGCCTTGCAGTTGTCCAGGTCGAAGGGGAAGATGTACCCCAAGACCAACATGGAGACGGAGGCCCACAACACCTTGATCTCCCTCAACGAGGAGTTCAAGAACCCCGAGATCTCGGCGTCCAGGAGGTCCGACTTGGTCTTCGAGATCAAGAAGAAGGAGAAGGACCTCGAGAGCTTCAACGTCGACTTGAACATGTTCGTCAACATGATCTTGAACAGGATCCCGAAGAACAAGTCCGGGTTGCAGCTGATGAAGGCCCACCAGAGGGTGGCCTTGAACCACGACTCCATGATGAAGGCCTTGGACGACATGAACAAGAGCACCAGGTTCTACCACCCCACCATGAAGACCCTCA